GAAAAATCTGGTGTTATAGGAGGTTCCGGGTGACGCTTCGCGTGTCTCGACTCCGCTCATCAGCGATTGCCCGTGCTGGCGTTCCACGAGTTCGCGGGATAACCATCTTGGGTAATGTTTAAAGGCGTTCCCTGCGCAAGAGATCAGATATTTTTGCTCTTTAGCGTCGAACTCATCAACCGCCTTGTCGTAGTAAACAGTTCCGATAGGTAGCGGGATATCGTCAAACAGACTCATTGTGCTGCCTCCTTTGCCATCGCCTCAAAGGCATCGTTTAGAGTTTCTGTTGTCGTCTTGACCTTCTTTGCCGGAGCTTCCGGGACAACCTCGACCTCGACAGGCTGGACGATTTCCGCCTCGATTTCCATCGTTTCGACGGGTTCCTCGATGAACGGGTTGACCTTTGCCGGAGTGACGTTGCGCGGCGGTTCCGCGAAGTCCCGCACCTCGTCTTGAGTGTACATGCCCAAGCTCATGTCTGAAGCGTATGCACGGCTCCAGAAGCTCGCTGCACGGTATCGGAGCATCTGCCCCGGCATCGTGAGCCACTTGCTCCCGTTCTTAGTTGACCAGCCTTCTTTCTTGGCCATTTCAAGGGTGATTTTCTCGCCTTTTAGCTCCTCGCCGCTGTCTTTGTCCTTTGCAACAGCGTAGCAAGAGGAAGGAGCGTCATCGTCGTCCATGACAAATCGAAGTGGCGAGAACTTGCCGGATGCGTTAATCATTCCGATCAGTGCCGTCGCGCTCCATGATGGCCGTCCGTGGATGATGGCGAGGTTTTGCGTGACCATCAATGGGTCAAGGCGGGTTCGCTTTGCTACGTTCAAGGCGATTGCGCAGTTAGCGACGTTTCCGGCGAAGTCCTTGGGGACTAGCGTGGATTTGGAAAGCATCATCGCTTGGCGTTGGATTAGCTCGAATGCCTGAGTCTCCGCACTGACCTGTGCCAGTGCCATGTTTTGCGGTTCGTGCGCCGCAATCGCCTCGTTTGTTTTCGTTATTGTTGTCATGTTTTTGTTTTCTTTGTGTCTTATCTCATCTCGATCCTTTGCCAGCATCCGCCGCCAAGGTATCGCTTGCTATTCTCGATTCGCCCAATCCTCATCTTGTCAAAGTCTCGCCCGTATGATTCTGAGAATTCTGAATCCAGCCCAATGATGTATTGAAGATGGTCACAGAATCCGAGCTTTTCGTCCACTCTGTGAGGCGGCTTTGGTTTGGATTTCCGGCTGAGTTTCATCGTATCACCCCACTGTAATTTGGCCTTCTGAAACGCCGTATCCAAAAGCCCGCAAGGCAGGAACAACGAGATACTCAAGGGCTTCTTCCAGCGTGTGATCGTCTCCCGGAATCCAGATTTCAACCTTGGGGTTTTGCCTTTCGATTTTGCGTCCGTGGTTTTCTGTCGGTTCAATCGTAATTTTCATGTTTTTGGTTTGTTTGGTGCTGAATGCGTGTTCGTTTTAGCCGGGTTCAAGCCGGATTCAAGCGTAAATTTCAATTTCTTTTTCTTTTTCTTCGGGTTCCGCCCCGTATTGGCAGCGGCGGGAAATGGCGTTGAGCATGACTGCGAAGGAAACATCCATTTCGGCCTCGTTCAAGACCCTCTGCCGCGCCCAAATAACGGTGCTGTGACAGGTCCGATTACAGCGGTTCGCCGTGTCTTGGTAAGGATGGTGATCCGCCCAGCAAGCCATTACAACATGACGAGCTAATGATGCGAGTTTCGTCCGTTTCGGTCCTAAGATGTCCTCGGTTGAAACCCCGAAAACGTCCGCCGTTTCCCTTACTAGCAAGTCAAAATCCACGATCATTTCGTCCCCCTCTCTTCCTTGTCCTTGCGGAACTGGCGCATGATGCCAGCGGCAAACTTCCGGGAAACTTCCCCATATGCCGATCCGATAAACAGGGTGACGTCCTTTTTCGTAACGCCGTGTTCCCTTCGCCATGCTGCACGGGTCACGCAGATAGTTGAGTCTCCCTGCCCGTATTGGTTAACGCTGTCGCTTTTGTGTGTTCTCATTTTGTTCGCTTTCTATTGGTTTGTTTTTCTGTAATTCCTTGCAAGATCAAATCCAGCAAGAGCGCAAACGTCATTCCACGCAAAACTTGACGGGGATTGTTCCATGTCTTGCCATGCGTCCCGGCAAGCCTCGCTATGCAGCCAAGCCAGCCTTTCGGCCATCGTTTCCGGCGTTTGTGCTTTGTCCGTTTGTTTGTCTATTTGATCCCACCATAAAGCGGCGGATTCATAGCGGCATCCCTCACGGGTAAACCTCTCAATGGCCTGTTCTTGAGCCTCCAGAGGGTCGCCAAGGGCTTCGGCGGGTTCATCCCTATCATCCCGGCACAAAGGGCATGAACTGTCAGGATCGGGCCAGTGACGGCTTCCGCATCGTGAGCAAGCAAATTTCATTGGTTTTGATTGTTTAGTTTTGCAACCTGTTCATTTATCCATTTTTCGCGCTCCTCTGTCACGTTGTAAAGATCTACATAGAAACCGCCGTTGCCGTCCGGTCCCTTAGTGTGTCCCGTAAGTGTTGAGCGTGTCCATGCCGTAGCCAATGCGTTTGCTTGCTCTATTGTCGGGAACGTAATTCTTGCTTTCATGCCGCCCCCTTTCCCGTTGCCTTGGCGATTGCGGCGCGAGCGTCACTTGCTGAGCGATTGAAACTGTCCCGCATCGGTCCCGCCATTAGTCCCGCTTTCCTTAGCAGAAACTCCGCATCTTCCAATGCTGCCAGCAACTCAGGCGCGGAGGAAATAAGGCGAGCGTCAGAATTTGCCAATTCATCCGTTCTGTAGATTCTTGCCAAAGTGCCAGTCGGGTGATTTGAAAATGTTTGAATGACAATCTGACTTCCCTCGTCAGCGATATGCCAAGGACCGTGTGTGTGTGTGTGTGTCATCGTTTCGTTTTGCTTGTGGTTCATGCGTTCACGTCTTGGATGTAATACTGCGTCACGTTGGAAAGGTAATTGTGAATTACTGCGATCCTCACGCCATGCGCCAGATAAAATGACGTTTCGGAAAGCTCGTTTTGCTGGTAATCGTTCCATGTCTTTTCATCGTTTCCAATGAGCGCGAATGCGGCTTCTTTTGTGATCTCTACGGAATGTGTCATTGTTTCGTTTTGTTTATGTTTAGTGCGGTGGATTAGCGGGTCTGATAATCGCAATACTCGATGCGCGAGACGCTAATATCGGACGGTTTGAGCATTGGATACTCTCCGCACGAATCGTTGTCAGCATTGAGTTTTGCTGCGATCATGCGGGCCGCACCTGAGTAGGTTGGCTTTTTGGCGGAGTATGCGCGGATGAACGATTTTTTGCATTCGGTGTTTCCTGCGATGTAGGTAATGGTGGTCAACGTGTTCATTTTGTTTTATTTGTTTTGTTTTCCTCATCAGTGACGGAGTGACCGCCAGACGCCCCGAAAGGCGTTTCGGAATTAAAGGAAGCAAGCATTGTCAATCTGGCGAAACGTCAGCTGGCAAAGATAGCCGCTCCAATAAGCTCGGATTAAAGGCTCCGTGTCTTTTCTGGTTACAGCCCGAATTGCTTTAATCGTGTTTTCTGGATGCGGAAACTTGCCGCTTGCCATGCCTTTTTTGAATTCTCCTTGGATTGTCATTTTTTTGATTGTTTGGATTGGCAAGGGATCGGACCTTGCCGGATTGAATTTAAAGCGTGACGCGATTGGCGAGGTTTTCGGATATCTCACCGGACTTTTGCAATGAATCCACAAAATCCACAAATGAGCAGCGAACCGTCGCACAGTGGTGATTCTGCCGCTTGCTTAAGATTCCAGCCTCTCGGCATTGCTCTTCAAAGTGCGGGAATGATTGCCAGAATGAGGCGCGGACTTGCTTTTGATTTGTCATGATTTCGTTTTGTTTGAGGTTTAGCGGGAAAGCTTGGCGATCAGGCGGGAGGCTTGGTTGAGTGCGCGTGTTTGGCAGTCTAGCCATGTCTCGCGCGCGTTCGGGGGAAGATCACCGCCTTTCTTGCGCTTAAGTTCGGAAGCAGTTGCGAGACGTTCGGCAATGTCCGCGTCATAAATAAGAGCGGAACCGCCATAGGAGAAAGCCCGCCAGTTTTCCGCGCCATTAAGCAAGGCGGCAGGCGTATAGTCCGACTCGAGCGATTCCAAAAGCTCTAGAGCGTAAAGCTTAACGCCGCGTGACCATGCAGAGCGTTGGTTTGTGGCTTGGATACGGGCGGAAATGGCGGAATTGGTTGCGTTCATCGTAGTTGTTTCTTTTTTAGGTGTGAGGTTTGCCCTGCATCGCGGGCCGCGCTTGTCTTGTGGAGAGAATGGCGACTAAATGCCGACAATCAAGAATTAAATTCTAATTGTTTTCAGGCGTGAATGATTGCGGCGGTTGCGTAAATCACGGCACAAGCGGCAGAGATTCCAAGGAAGATTCCGGGTGCTTGGCGGATGCCGAAGATTGCGACTAGTGCGACGAAGAAAGTGATTGGAATGATAAAGAGTGATTGCATGGCGGCGTGTGTGGTGTGGTGTAGCGTTGCGTCGCGCAACTGAGAGGAACCTAAAGCACCGAATCCCATTTGACAAGAAAATGTTCACAAAAAGTGAAAATAGTTTCAGGATAAGCCACAAACGTAGGAAACATAAGGGATTGCTGATGGCAAAAAAAGCTCGGATGACAAGGAAACGAGCCGTCCCACAGGGCAAATAACGCGGCTCACAGCCCCATTAGCAGCGACTATCCACGCAGAAGATATCCAAGCTCAGCGGTCAATCATGGCTAGCTTATGGGGTTATTGTCGTAATCTCAGGAGGAAGGAAGGACAAGCCAAGGAAGGAAGGGTAAAGCCCCAAAATGAAGCAGAGGACGCCAAAATCCATTCCCCTTGCCATAGAATATTCCCAACGCGTATAGATATTAATGGGAGCATCCGCTGCCATTAATAGGCTTCATGTCCTGTGACTGCTTCGCTACGCTTCGCAGTATGAGCATGCGCTGATGTTACTAGGGTCATTGCTGTTCCTGCTCCGCTATACGCTACGCAGTATGATAGTCACGTGGAAGGAAACGCTCTTCTTAGTCTCTCTTCCAGATGGATCATACTCAGATATCCGAAAACGTGTCAAGCTCGGTTAGATTTGGACATGAAACAGCGCCGAAAACGGGAATCTTACGAGGATGCATCTCAGCGCGTCAGGCGTGATTATGGGACTATGGCAAGGGCGAACGATTCAGAGCGATTTTGATCTATCATCTCTCTATCAGGTCGCTTGGCACACGGATTCACAAGCGCAACAAATAAGCAGGTGTAAGCTACATGCGACAAGCTAGACAAGCGGGTGATTCAAACGAGTGCTTAACATTGCAGCGTGATACATTAGCAGCGCGCTAAGGATTCACGGGCAAGCGATTGCTTCAATAAAACGATGAATTTAAACGGGCGTTTCATTCGCAATTAATGCGCTAATGCAAGCCATGTGCAGTAGGGGGGGGGCATCTGCAAGTTTTGTGCGTTAAAAAACCTGAGCGATAAACCAGCCGGAGAAAAAATGGCTAAAGGGGGCCATGTGCTATGGTGTGCAGGATATGACATAAAGCGTCCATTTATGTGTATGGTATCACACGTTGTGAATACGCTTGACAGGTTGTTGATATATGGTAGTTTGCGTTTGAGCCAATGCGTGTTGCGTTGGTGACACTTTAATATATTTATGTCTAGTCCAGTAAGTTACGACCTGCAAGGCCAAGGTGGAGGCATTGTGCTTTCCACTGCTGCTACCACTTATACAGGCAAGATCCGTTGGATTCAGGTTGTTAATGACGCTGTGCTGGCTACTGTGGCAAGTGCGTCTGGGAGCATCACTGGTGCAACGCGATTGACTGCCATTACGCTTCCTGCGGGTTTGGGCATTGGTGGTGACTTCAGCCAAGTGATCCTGACATCCGGTGTGGTGATCGTTTACTACGCCTAATGTCCCAGTTTGCCCAGAGTGGTAGCGCGATGGATTCTGCGATTGGCGAGGTTGCTGATCGTTTCTTTGATCGCGTGAACCAAAGGCTTCAACTTAACCAGCTCCAAGAGGGTGAGGTAAGGGAGTCATTGAACGGGCGCATGGAAGGGTATTGGAAGCCACGGAAGAACGTAGTGAGTAGGACTGGAGCCTTAACTACGAATGGTTCTACATTGCAGTTGCCCTTCCTGCTGACTGGAACAAGTGTCAGAATTACTGCCGCTTCCGTATCTGCTGGGGTTGTCACATTGACAACCGTTTCTGCTCATGGGCTTGCTCCGGGGGCAACGCTAAACATTGCTGGGATCGGCTACACAACTGGAAGCGATCCCAACGGTGTGTTTACTGCGACCACTGGAACAACCGGATCGACAATAACGTATTCACTTGTTGGTGGATCTGGAACATACACTGTTTCTGCTATTACACCAATCTCTGAGGTGATTACGTCCACCTCAAAGGTAATTACATCGTCCTCTATCAATGTCACCACAAGCATCGTTACAATCACGATTGCGGCTGGGCATGGATTTCCCGCTACCTCTGTTGGCTACGGACTAATCGCTGGGCTAACCTTTACTGGGACAAACCAAAATGGGGTTAGGCTTTTGACCTACGTCTCTGCAACAACCATGACATTTCCAGTCACGGCTACAACTACGGCTGTTTCTGGTGCTGGCACGTTGTCTCAGGTTCCAATTAATGATGACGCTTCGGCCAATGTTCGAGCATCCTGCTTGTTCAGCGATCCAAACAACAGCAATAAGGAGTATGTGATTATTGCTCTGGATACCGTCGCTAAGAAGATCGACTTGGATGGGTATGTGATTACTGACATTCCGTATCCTGCTGGAGAAGCCCTTGGTAGCGACACTGACATGATTCAGTTGTTCGACAAAGTGATGCTATTCCGTGATGGGCAGCAAGCATTTGAGTGGTATCCAAATGGAAGGCCAATTCTATCTGCAAGTTCCGATGCCACCGCCAGTCCAAATACGGTTGTTACCGTAAATCTACGCGAACATGGACTAGTAGTAGGAACCTCAATTACGGTTGCAGGTCTTACTGGTGGAACTCCTCCCAACGGAACGTATCCGGTTGCCACGGTAGTTGACCAAGACACGTTCACGTTTGTGGCTGCAAGCATTTCGACTGGCACAACGTTTGTTACTACAGTTGCTACCGCCACTGACGGATTCACCTTGTCTCCGGGTGGGGCTTACACACAGCCACAAACGTTTGTTTCGTCTGGGCTGCAAGTTGATGTTCTTAATGGGGAGGTTTCATTGGATGTTGCCGGAAATGTCACCATTAATTCTGGGGACATTATTGTGGTTTATGAAACCACAATTCCAGAATTTACTGCCATTGTTGGAAAAGAATTCCAAGTATCTTCGGCAACCACAACAAACATTAAGTTTTTTGCACCTGTT